AACCCCACTAGCCGCCAGCAAACACCGTGGTTGCGCCTGTGGCCACGGCGGAACCGCAGTCGACAGGATCCGCGATCCGCCCCAGTTCTTTGCCATTTGCAAAAACCGTGCTTGACCCACTGGCCAGAACACCTCCGTGCGGCGGACAGCCCGGGCAGCCATGCAGCGCCCATGCATCGCCTTGCCGATGGACAGCCAGCCCCTCGGCATAAACATCACCACTCGCACTAACCGATGGCCGCGGTGGATAGCATCCGTGGCCGGTGCAGATGTCTGTGAGACGCGTCACCCGGGGCATCAGTTTAGGTCAATCCTTGCGCCGTCGGCTTTGATTCCGGCCGCGCTCAACTCTATTGTGCTTCCGTTGCTAGTAAAAATGATACGATCACCGGTCACACTGATTGAAGAGCCTCCTATTTTCAGCAGGTGCTCATCGCTTGTTTGTGATGGCGCGGCATTCTTGCCACTGAATAAAGCCCCAAGGATGATTGCGTCCTTCGTCTGGCCTGAGGGCGACAAGCAAAGAACCTGCTCGCCAGCAGACGGCGGGGCCCAGACCGAGATACCGCTCGCGCGCTCTGTTAACCACGGCAACCAAGCACTCTCGGCCTCAGGGCCAAATGAAACTTTGGCACGCGCTCTATTTGGACTGACCTCGACAACATCCGCCACCATCGCCAGATGCGATACCGCCTTCAGCAGCTCGGATTGTGTGAATTCACTCATCCCTTCTGAACCTCGTAGTCATCTTCGTGGGCTGGCCCAATCTCCGGGTCCCAGGACGTCAGAACTTGCGTGGGGGTAACACCGTCATCGACAAAATAGCTGTCACCGATGTCCGCGGAATGCACCCACTCGACACGCCAGATATCGAATTGATCCGCCGCCGGGTCAAATTCATCCGGCTCAACGGCGATCACGGTGGCCGCACCCCATGCGACCCCAAAGCGGTTGCTGTGAACAAAGGCCGTGACCGCGCCCGCGGCTTTGACCACCTCGCGCCGCACCGAGGGCGTCCGATGCCCGAGTATGATTCGCGCCTCGATCCGGACCAGGCAAGGAAACTGCCCGGTGTGCGGGTCCTTGTCCGGATCCGGCTCAAGCTCGGAGATCTGCACGATGACGGCTGGAACCTCCAGCCTGGTCCGGCTTTCGTCCTCGGCCGCGACTGTTTTGAACGTGTCGAATTCCGCAGCAAGGGCGGAGACGACACTATCCAGCGCGGCACCAAGATCAATCGGATCAGGCACTACCCACTCCATAGATTGTCCGCGCTCGAATCTCGGAAACGAAGTGTTTCAAGAAGATGCCCGAGACGTCCGCAAATACGTTGTCTTCGAGCCAACTAATCATGCGGTCTCCGATCGGCAGTTCGGCCTCGCGAATTTGCCCCCGTAACGCACCATATCGATACATCACTTTTCGTTTGCCTCTGATTTTCATCATGAACCCACCATGGATCATGTTGTCGCCAATCATAATGCCACCACTGACTTTCTTCGGGCGCCCCTTGAAAGCCGAAATGGGCAAATCATTGGCACCGAACCACACCTTATAGCCTGACCATCGTCTGTCTGTGCGGTGCTCTTGGATGCGGCGACGCAGAACGGTCGCATTGCGCAATCCTAGCTCAGTTTTCAAATGGCCGGCAGACAGACGTCGGATGGTCCCTGCTGTTCGCTTGGCGGACCGAATGCCCGCGAGTTTCACCTGTTTGGGTGTCGCGGCGTATTCGTCGGCAATATCGTGCAAGTCGCCGTTTTCAAAATCAAAGGCCAGCATTGTAGATCACATTCGGCTCGGCCAGGATCAGGGTGGCGATGCCTGTCCCGTCCAGTTCCGGCTCCTGCATGAGGTCAAATTCTTTGCCCTCGATCGTGACCACGTCGCCCTTGTGGACGCCTGCAACATCGGTTTCCGGGCAGGTGAAACGCGGGCTTGTGTGGTCGAGTGCGTACTCGCCCAGTGTGGCCACCGCGTTCGGATCATCAAAAATGCCGAGGACCTCTACCACCGTCTCCTCTCCCCGAGTGATGACCGCTGTGGCGGCGAACTCGTCAGGGTCGAAGAAGGTGGAGAGGTCCTCCCATTCAGGCTGCGGCATGGCTTTACTCGTTTTCGGCCTCGGCCTCTTCGATGGCCGCAATAAGTTTTGCTTTGTTCATGTTCTCAAAGCCCTCAACTTCCAGCTCTTCCGCGATTTCCTTCAACTCGGGCACGGTCATTTTACCGAGCGTCGGCTCGCCACCTTCATCTTCGCCTGCTTTGGCGATGGCGAGTTTGGCTTTTTTGCGCTGGATCAGGTTTTTCGCGTCGACCTCATCAAGCTGAACCTGGGTTCCGGGTCGGGCGATCTTGCCATCCACGACAACGGCGGAAGTGATTTCTACTTGGATCTGTTTTGCCATGTTGGCGCTCCTTTAAGACAGGGGAAAAGAGGCGACCGAAGCCGCCTCGAATTCAGGTGTTAGGATCCGGCGCGGCCGAGGCAGAAGCTCTCCTTGCGGCGCGGTTTCACATCGAAGTCTTGGTGCAGAACGATCCGACGGGTCCCTGACAGCGACTGGGTGTAGGGATCGACCAGGATATCGAGTGCGCCCCAGAGGCCGATGTAGACATCGGCGAGGTTCCCGAACAGAACATCACCGTCAGCGAACTGGTTGGTGATCTCGGCCTGAGCACCGTTCACGGTGTTGCCTGATTCCCAGATCGTTTGACCGTTCGATCCGTCAAACTTCTCAGTCGATTTGCAGTGGCCGCGGAATCGCGAGTTGCCGACGTAGCGCACATTGTCGGTGAGCGCGTTGTCGAGCGAAACCTCGGTCTCCATCTCGATCAGTTCCTGGAACGTCGGCTGTTGCGCGCCGAAGGCCACAGCGTTGATGCCTGTGGTGTTGATAAGGCCCAAGGGATTGTTGCCGGCACCGTCGCCGTAGAAGCCATAGTAATCGATGCCCAGGGCAAGGTCGGTGGCAAGGCTCGAGCGGAACTGCATCTCAACATCCATCGACGCCTGCTGCATCATCCGGCGGGTGACGCGACCGAACACACCGATGGTGGTGGGCGACATTTTCACAAGGCCGGTGTCCATGCTGCCTTCACCCACATCCTCGTCCTCGCCGACAATGAACACATTGCCGCTGCCGGTCTGGCCGGGAATATCCAGGTTGCCGACAAGACCGCCCATGGGCGTACCAAGGGACAGAAGGATCGCACGGTTGCGCAGCATCTCGATAAAGGACTGGGACGCCAGCGTGGTGTCGATCAGGTAGCCGCCGGTATCGCCGGCGTTCGCGCCCGAAGTCGCGGTGTTGAGGGTCCGGGTCAGAACATCGGTCGGGACCATGATCCCGGCGGATGCTCGGCCCATCGACTGTTGCGCCGCCTCCGAGGCCTCGAATTCAAACGCTGCCGCGTCTTGGGCTTGGCGGTTTTGCGGTTCAAGGATGGCGCGGGCCGCACGAAGGAAGCTGAACTGGCGCACCTCCGCATCCGACATGCCGATCTCGCCCGGGTTGTCATCCAGCGGCTGGTTGCCACCGCGATTGGCCTGGGCGCTGCGGCCGCTCTGACCACTGCGGCTGTTCTGTGTACCGCCATTGCCTTGGTCTGGGTTGGCGACATGTTCGAGAAGGCTGCGCGTGAACTCATCCACGCTTGTGCCGTTGCGAATGGCCTCGGCGGCAAGCTGCTGTGCCGAATATTGTTCGCCCAGCTCGAGAAGGTCAGCGGTACGCTGCTGCTCGGCTTGAGTGCCGCGAGTTACCAACGCCTGTGTCTCGGCTGCGCGCTCGAGGACCTCAAGGGTTTCAACGATATTGCCGTCGTCATCCACCTTGGCCCGGACCAGGTCACCGGCAGCGTTGCGGAGAATTTTCGTTTTCATGCCCGATCCTCTTTCTTCGGTGTCATATTGCGATTGGGTGTCAGTATTGGTGGACTGGTCCTGGGCTTCCTCTGGCGGTTCCCCCGCGCTGCGCCCGACGCCGACGGTGCCATCGGCAGGGACACTCACCATCGAAATCTCGTAAGGTTCCCATTCGGTGATCGTGACCTCGTCGCGCTCGCCCTCACGCTCCTCGGTCTTGATCGCGCGCACGAAATACCCGACCGAAACATGCCGGATCACACCATCCACGATATCGGTCCAAATTTCCTCGGCTCGGGCCGATCGACCAAACCGCAGAGTGGCGCGGCCGCGTCGGTCGCCATCCACACGCGCCGACTCGACCACACCGATCTGCACGTCGCTGTTATGATTCCAGAGCACGGCCGCTCCGTTGCGCAAACGTGTGTCGAGCATAGCGCCGGCATCGTGTGACAGGACCTCATCACCGAACCAGCGCGGTACTGGCTCTTCAGAACTGAACGCAACCTCCACGGTGCGGGCCTCTTCGTCGATGTTCCGGACTGCAGCTTGTCGGTGCAGACCGATGCCGCCACGATTTGCGTTGATCTGGTCGACTGTGACCGAGCGTGTCAGCGCCGCGCCCAGAAGGGCAGAAGTCAGACCGCTATTTGTCAGCATTATCTTCTTCATCGGAAGTCTCCTCGTTTTCTGTTTGCGGCACCGCGTCTTCCGATGTGGCCCCAGGTTGGACGCCCAGAACGGCAGCCATGATGAATTGGTCCGGCACACCTGCATTGCGCATGGCTTTGATATCGGCAGCATAGGTCCGCCATGTCGTGTCAGGATCGTCGCCGCGGCGACGGATGATTTCGGACGGCGCGGTCAGAAGGTTGTTCTTGGCGTCGATCTCGGCTTTCACGTCCTTGGTCGGATCAACCCAAGCCCAGCGACGGCCTTGCCAGTAAACGTTGCGGTACCGGGCAATATTCTCAGGACGCAGGCGGACGCCGCCACCCACGACCAGCCCCAGAAGCAGCGACGGCTCCAGCGCATTCTGGTAGCAGCGATCGATCAGGGTCTCGATCAGCCACTCCTGCAGATCCATCCAGTGATCGCGCTCATCAAGGACGCCCTGGCGGATCGAACTGAAGTTTACTCCCTCAAGGTCATTGGCAAAGCTGACATAGGCCACCCCCATGCCCGCGCCCGCGCCGCGCAACATAGCTTTTTGGAATGGTCCGAATTCACCCGTTGGATACTGTGATTTGTATTCTTTCATCCGGGCCCCGGGTGGCAGTTCCTGGAACACACCGCCCTCTGCCTCGATGTAAAGATCCTCGTCTTCGCCTTCGTCATCAGGCTCTGGGCCATAGCCTTCGTCCCATTCGAAAAAACCGCCGACCGAGGCCCCGGCTTTTGCGCTTGTCAGCGCCGCCTTCTCGAACCCGCCCAGCATGTGCAGCCGCCAGAGCGACGTCGCCGCCCAGGGCAGGCCGCGCCGCTGCCCAATCAGATCCTCAAGAAACCCGTGAATAATCTCATCCGCCGGAACGCGATCAAGGCTGCTTCCGTTGAACGTGTAGGCGGAATGGCCCGGATCGCCGCGCATGAAATAAAAGGCCAGCGGCCGTCCTTCCCGGCTAAACTCGATTCCCTGGCGGACAAACCGGCCACCGGCCATACGCTCGATATTGTAATCGACCGGGCAACGCTGTGGATCCAGTACTTGCAGGGCGTACCGCATAGGCCCTGCGGCTGCGCCCCTGATCTCGCGGATCATGAATTCCCCGTCTTTTGCTGCCGACTGGACAGCGGCCTTGCAGATGCGACGGAAGCTGCGCTTGCCGGTGATGTCACAGTTCTCGGGGCGCTGCCATCGCCTCCACCATGCTTCAATCGCCTCGTTTGCCGAGCGGTCGAGTTCCCCGTTTTTCAGTCGTGTCTGGGCCTGCAGCGAAAACCCTCTGTGGCCGACAATGTTCTGGTTACAGAGCCGCAGAAAGTTCTTCATATAGTCGTTCTTCTGCGCCTCCTCGCGCGATCGCGCGACCAGGATACGCTGGTTCCGCTCGATCACCTGATCGGCGGTCAGCGGCGTCGTCGTCCAGTTTGCGGTTAGTCTGTCGGTGATAGCCGCATCATATGAGCGTGAGGCCCGCATAGGGCGGGTCTGCACCGTGCGGCGGCTCACCTTGGGTACACTGCTTTCGCGCATCGGGGCCTCTATAACCGGCGCGCTCCGCGTACGCTCGGCGTCTCGCTTTGCTTTTTTCAGACCAAACATCAGCGCCCGAACCTCACCTTCACCTGGCGGCGCATCAGCTTTTTGTGCCGACCGCCGGAATTAAGCTCTGCGACCTCTTTCTTGTACCTGTCTCGCAACATCAGAAGGTCGGCGATTGTAGTGCGGACCAGAGAGCGCCCGTTGATCTGGTAGCTTTGCTGGTCCTTTGACGCGCGGCCTTCGATCACAGCCTCGATCGCGTCCAAGGTCCGTTGTGCGTGCCCCCGCGCGTCATGTTCGGATCCGACACTGACAAGGTCGGCGGCGATCGTTGCCTGACCGGCCTCCAGCTCGTGAATGTCCGCACCGGATGTGGCACGGATAGAAACTGCGTAAAGACCTGGCGCCCATCCGCCTGTGGTCGCCGCGGTCTCAGCAAACAAATGTGCGGTACCGGACGCGGTGGCCCTTAAATCGATAGATGAGGGGCCGCGCAGTATCGCGCTCAACTCCCACTCGGGGGCTGGAAATTTGTCGGTGACGATCTCGCGCTTAAGGCTCAAGCCCGCGGTAATCGATGTCGGAAAATTCTGCAGCAAACCCTTACCACCCGTCGCTATTCGGCCCTAAGCCGCGGCCTCTGGGTCGGCGGGACCTTCGCCGCTTAGTCTTGCGGCGCTTTGGCGTCTCTTCCTCTGGCGGTTCCCCCGCGGCCTGCGGAGCCTCGGCAACGGCTGCTGCGGGTTTGAGGCGGTTCAATCTGGTGGCGATCCCAGCGGCGCTGATATTCAGCATCTTTAGGGCAGCATAGGCATAGACTCGGCAATCCAGTGCCTCGTTGCGCTCACGTGTTTTCTTCCATTCGCGCACTGGAAAACCGCGCACGAACCGCGTCACCAGTCGCTCGGCCGTCAGCTGGTGAAACCACTCCGGGTCTCGGTCAACAGGGACATGACAGTAACCCTTGCCGGGGGATTCGGTCTTGAAACGGCGCTGCACGATGAGTTTTGCATCGTTTACACAGACCTCAAAAAGCGTCACCGGGCGGCCGCGTTTGCCCGACCGTGATTTCGACGGTGCCGAAACGATTGGATTGTCCCATTTCTTGCCGCCCTTGATGGCAAATATATTGCGCCTCTGTTTCCCGCGCAGCTGTTCATAGGCCGCCTGGGTGAGACCTCCGGACCCGCCGGTGTCAACACATGTCGACGCGATCTTCATCTGCGCGCCGGTCTCATGCTCCCATGTCTGGTCAAGATAATCGAATAGCTGGTCCCAAACCTCAGGCTTGAGAGGATCGCCCCAGAACACCTGGTGATCGAGGCTCCAACTTTCCTCGCCCAAGCCCCACCCGACACGCTCAAGCTCCAGACGGTCCTCCTGCATGTCGACGCCACAGGTCTGTAACGCGACCTCAGCGGGTATCTTTTCAGGCAAGGGCTCAGCCTTGGCTATCAGCTGATCCACCTCGAGCTTTTCCGAGTCCTCCTCCCAAGCCTCGGCCAAGGACACGTTCACGAAGGTCTGGATGTCGCCCATCGCCTTCTTGTCGAGGAAGGACTGGACCACATCCTTCAGCCCGACAAAGCAGGAATAAAGCTCACTCAGGTGATAGGATGCGTGCCCGCGAAACGGTTTACTGGCTTTCCATCCGTGGCCAAGCGCTTCGGCGTTCTTAATCGCCTCGACACGGTCGTCATCATCCCAGATGCAGCCGTTTTCCCGGCACTCATAATATGCGGTCTCCGGCAAGTGGGTGCCATCACTGGCCTTGTCCCATTTAACGTTGGACCACTCAATAGTCTGCGCCGCGCCACAATGCGGGCAGCCGACATGATACTTGCGCTGGTCGCCGTTCTCATAAGCCGCGTCGATATGCGATGACCCTTTGAAAGTGGGCGTCGATATTTCCAGAAGGCAAAGCTGGTCCGTCT